CTCGATGGTGATTGCATTAAATAAATTAACCGAAAAGAAAGAAGATGATGGAAACAAACTCAATTTTAGCATTGATAACCCTCCTACTGACGGTGGGGATGTTGGGATTTCTATTGGGGATTCCGACAATGAAGAAACTGAATCAGAGGTATCTGAACCTCAAGATGACTTGGGAAGAAGTGGAACTGAAGAGGTCGTTGAAGAAACAACGAAAGAACCTAAAAAAATCTCAAAACCTAAAAAGAAAAAAGAAAAAGTAAGATTTGTACCAGACACCCCAGCCGAAGATTCAAACATCTATGGGGAACGAAAAGTGAAAGCTCCCAAACACACTTATATTGATGTATCAAAGAGAACAAGATAAATTTGGATTATTGGATTATATTTCGTATATTTGTTATATTATAAAGTTAAAAAACACAAAATAGTTATTATATGGATGAATTGTATAGCACCACCCTTGGTAATACCACACGGATTAATTACGAGGAAGTAGATGAGAATGGAACTGACATCGATAATCACCGTAAGTATTATCGTGAGTTCGACTATGGTATCGATACCACGGATAATGTAATCCTTATTCAGGATGAGATTCAACCCGGACTTATTTTTGATATTATTTCAAAAGTTCGTTTAATGAAAAAAATTAATGGAAATCTCGATACTATTAATATTATGTTGAACTCTCCCGGTGGTGATGTAATTGAAACCCTTGGTCTTATTGATTTTATGAAATCACAAGAAGAGCAAGGTATTAAATTCAATATCATCGTTCGAGGTGCTGCTATGTCAGCTGCCGCTTTGTTGTTGACTTGTGGAACGGGTCTCCGTGCTGCATCCAAACACTCCAAGATTATGGTTCATCAATTGTCTACCATTGTAGTAGGTAAATTGAGTGATGTTAAATCTAACGCCAAGTTTAGTGAGGAGTTGGAACACGAGTGTAATCAGTTGATGGCTGATAACTCAAAAATGGATAAAGAGTATTGGGAGAACATCTCATCTTCAGATTACTTTATGTCCGCAGAAAAAGCTTTAGAATTGGGAATTATCGACAAAATTATTTAATTAAACATAAATGGAAAATTTCTTCACCGCCGAGGAACTCGTAGAGAACTACGAAAAGTTTCGTAAACTAATCAACCAAACATTTACAGTCGAACGATTGGATGCTCTCAATCGTATGTACGACCACTTTGAAGAACGGATGATTTACACACCCGCTTCTTCGGTAGAACATTATCACAACGCTTTTCCTGGCGGATATGTAGACCACATCCTTCGAGTCACTCGTAACGCTTTGAAGGTATATGAGATGTGGCAAGACCTTGGTATGATTATGGAGGATATCGATAAAGAAACTATTGTATTCACCGCTCTACATCACGACCTTGGTAAATTAGGAACTCCTGAAATGGATTACTACATTAAGAATGATTCCGAATGGCATGTAAAAAACCAAGGTAAGATTTATAAGACCAACCCTAAAATCCATTGGATGAATCTCAATGACCGAACAATGTTCAACCTTCAATATTTCGGAATTAAATATACAGAAGTTGAAATGATTGGTATGAAACTTACCGATGGATTGTATGATGAAAATAACAAAGAGTATTACATCAAGTATAATAATGATGACCGATTGAAAACATCACTACCATTCATTATGCATACAGCGGACCAAATGGCTGCTATCTACGAAAACAAGCGTTGGGAAACTCAATTAAACCCCGTTAAGTCAACTCGTAACCCAAATGGTCGACCCTCAACCAAAGGTAAGTTGACCGATGCGTTCGCTACCACCGAAACCAAGTTTGATACGGGTGGTGTATTTGATGCCTTTAAAGATATTATTGAAGATTAATTATGATTTGGATATTAGTATTATTAATCATCTCCACTGCGGTGTTTGGATACACAACATTCAATCTTCTTCGTAAGAATGAGGTACTTGAGGATGTTATATTAGAGCAAGAGGAGTTAATATCAGACACCGCACAACGAATTGATGATTCAATGGCCCGTATGAAAGAAATTGACCGAATTGGTTCATTTGAAGCGGATGATGAAACGGGTATTATATTTAAAAACATTTACGATATTATTTCAGATTTAGAAAATTATTATGGCACGGAAGAGAGCAAAGAAGAGTAAAAGATACTTCACAGCCATAACTGAAATGGCTATCAACGCATACAATCGATGTGATGACCAACGACTGAAGAATAAAATCTACAATCGATTTATTCACTATCCATTTGATAAACTTGCGGAGAATGTGATTCACACCTACAAGACCTACTATTTTGATGTTCCCTATGAGGATGTTAAAATGAATGTGGTCGCTTTCTTAAACGAGAAGATTCACAAATTCAAAGGTGAGAATGGTAGGGCGTTCTCTTACTTCACGGTAATTGCAAGAAACTACCTATTCAATGAGAATAATGCAAACTATGCACGAATGAAAGCTCGTGAGGATGTTGATGTGATTGATACAAATCGTAATGTAGTTAATGAGGTCTATGACAAAATCAATCAAGAGATGTTGTCTGACTTTATGGATTATTATGTCCGTTATATTGACTATAATATGTTTGACCTGTTTCAAAAGGAACGAGATAGAAAAATCGCAGATTCATTAGCAGAACTTTTCAGAACTCGTGACAATCTATATTCGTATAACAAAAAGGCGCTCTATATACTTATTAGAGAACGGACTAATGTTCAAACGCAATATATAACCCGTGTAGTTGGTAAGATGAAAACAATTTATGGTGAATTGTATCTTGACTACTCTAAAGGTGAACTATTGAGCATTACACACCGAGTGGAGGAATTCAATGACTAAAGATGAAGAAATCTTTAAGGGAAAGACATTCTCTGACTTAATGTCTGACATCTATTCGAATCAGAAAAAGAAGGATAGACAAATTAAGTTATTGATTGCACAACTTGAGCCGATGGTCAAATCACTTGACCAAGCGGCCGTTGTTGTTCCATTGATTAAGGAGTATCTTGATATCTCCGTAAAGAATGATGACGCATTAATCAAACTCGCAGCTATCGTTCAACGAATGATGAAAGACAACGCTGCTGCCGAAACTGGCGGATTTATTCTTTCCGAGGAAGAGAAGCGTCAACTTATGGATGCTATTGAAGAGGTTGAAAAAGACCTACCAACAGATGGAGATGATGCATGATTTCAGGCGTAGTAGAAGCAATAAATTTATCCGATGAAAATGATGCGGTAAATACCATATGGGTTGCTACGACTAATAAGGGTAGAAACCTCATAAAAGCATCACCTTTGAATATGAATGTTAGATACATTCCCGTTCTTGGTGAAATGGTGTATCTCGTAAAGGCTGCTACCGATGAATCATCTGGTACAAGAAATAGTGAAAAGTATTACTATGTATCGCCGGTAGCAGTCCATAGAAATATAAACCACAATGCGATACCTCCATTTTTAGAAATGGAAGGTACTGGTGCTGGGATTGGATATGCTACTATTTCAGCAGGCGCTACGAACGCATCTTCACCCTCAACTGATATTGATTTGGGTAGAGGGTTTGTTGAAATGGATTCTCTACCACAACTTCAAGGATTTCTTGGTGATATAATTTTTGAAGGTAGATTTGGACAATCAATTAGATTTGGATATACACCCACCGGTGTCACCATCGGTGATAACAGAATATCTGCTGTTAAACAACAACCATCTTGGTCTTCCCCCATACCAGAATCTCCAATTACCATAATTAGAAATGGTATAAATAATTCAGTTGGATATAACAAACTTGTAGTAGAGGATATAAACAAAGATGCTTCTTCGATATGGTTAACTGACCAACAAACAATAAACTTAACGCTATCAAACAAAACTGCGTTGGGTATCACTCCTGTTTCTACATACAAATCACCACAAGTAATTTTAAATTCCGAACGGGTTATAATTAATTCTAAAAAAGATTCGGTTATCATCTCTGGTAAAAAATCAGTAAACATATCAACTCCAAATTGGAAAGCGGATATGAATAAAATGTTTAATCAGATTGATGCAATAAACAAAGAACTTACAAATTTAAATATTCAAGTAACAACACTCGTAGCTACCATATCGACGGCACTACCACCTGCTGCTATTCCTCTAGCGCCAATTACAACTCAATTGGGAACTATTGGTGGTAATTTATCAAAAATCACAAGTGAGTTACAATTAATGAAACAATAATCAAATAAAACATATTTATAGGTATGGACACGACTAAATTAGTAAAAGCGATTCAATACATCGTTAAGGAAGAGGTTAAAAAGGAAATGGCTAAAAGAGAAAAAGCCATCCGTGAATCTATCCTTAAAGAGATGAAACAATCACAACCGAAGAGAGTTGAGAAAGACCCTTTGGATGTTGAACATATTTTTGAGCAAAAACAAACTCCTAAAAAGGAAATGTTCAAGACAACAGGGTTTGCTGACCTATTAAACGAAACCGCTGATAGTGGGGAGTGGAGAAGTATTAACGGACAAGGTGGCGTGTTTAACGCAACACAAGCACAAGCTTGGGGTGGTGTAACCCCTCAACAACCATCCGTTCTCCAAACAGCAGAAGGTAACGCAGTTTCCGTTGATAGATTAACCCAAACATCAGCCGGTCAGGCCGTTGTTGATGCTTTAACAAGAGATTACTCTGGTTTGATGAAACACATCAACTCCAAGAAAGGTAGTTAATGTCAGTTCGTAAAGAATATAGAGTAAACCCACTTGACCTCAAAAAGAATGTGGCTATTGGTGTTATGTTACCAATGGGCGGTACTCCTATATTCAAATCATCGTACACTACTGAAGAACAGGCGTTATCGAATTTAAAAAATCTTTTATTAACTCGTAAAGGTGAACGACCATTCCAACCTTTATTTGGTACTGATGTATATTCTTTACTTTTTGAAAATATTGAAACAAATTTAACGGACACCCTATCAGAATCGTTAAGAAGCGATATTGTATTCTGGTTACCATATATTATTATAGATTCAATTAATGTATCACCACAAGAAGATTATAATAGGATAGATATTTCTTTAAGTGTTAGAGTTACGGAATCTGGAGCTAATACCCCAATTACTATTCGTGTTACAACCCAAGGAAATATATCTATTGTTTAAGGAATTACAATGGCAGAGAAGATTAAAAAAGAAGTAAAGCTGATAGGTAGGGATTTTGGTGATATTCGCCAAAACTTAATAGATTTTACAAAAACCTATTTTCCACAAACCTATAATGATTTTAATGAATCAGACCCTGGTATGATGTTTATGGAAATGGCGTCGTATGTGGGTGATGTTTTATCTTACTACACCGACTATCAATTACGAGAGTCCATCCTTGAACAAGCTCAAGAAAAGAGTAATGTATTTACCATTGCTCAATCGTTTGGTTATAAACCAAAATTGAATGTTCCATCCACAACAACATTAACCATTTATCAGTTAGTCCCATCTATGGGGAGCGGTGATAATGTAAAACCAAATTGGGACTATGCTCTTACAATAAAAGAGGGGATGAAAGTTGGGTCTACTACAAATGATAATGTTGAATTTTCAACAATCAATAAAGTTAGATTTGGGTATTCTTCTTCATTCGACCCTACTGAAGTATCAGTTTATCAAGTAGATGAAACTACAAACGAACCTGTATATTACTTACTAAAGAAATATGTTAAAGCGGTTAGTGGTGTTGAACGAAGTAAAACATTTGAGTTTAGTTCTCCTAAACCATACGATAAAATTCGATTGGAAGATGGGGATGGGTTAATTGATGTAATCTCAATTATCGATAATGATGGTGATGAGTGGACTAAAGTGGAATATCTGGCACAAGATACTGTGTTTGAGGAATTACCAAATACAACTGACTACTCTCTTGCTATGTCAGCATACGCAAATGAAACACCCGCCCTTTTAAAACTTAAAAGAGTTCCTAAGCGATTTGTCACCCGTGTAACCGATGCGGGTACGATTGATATCCAATTTGGTAGTGGTGTATCTCAAAATTCCGATGAGGAAATTCTTCCAAATCCCGACAATGTTGGTTCAGCTCTTTATGGTACAAGTGGTAATCTTGACCAAGGTATTGACCCATCAAACTTTATGTATGCAAAAACATATGGAGTAGCACCATCAAATACAACTCTAACTGTTTATTATAGAGTTGGTATGGGTGTTGAAGATAATGTACCATCACAAGACCTAACTCAAATTAAAGAACGAGTTATTGAAACACCATCCATTGGATTGATTGATATCGTTTACAATGTTGTACGAAATTCAATCGCGGCAACAAACGAAATATCTGCGACCGGTGGTAAATACGAAGAAGATTTGGAAGAAGTACGCAATAATGCTATGGCTTACTTCAGAGCTCAAAATAGAGCTGTAACCAAGGAGGACTACTTGTTAAGAGCATATGCACTTCCATCACAATTTGGTTCGGTAGCAAAAGCTTACGCTTCTCCTGATTTCCAAATCAATACATTATTGGATGACGGGTCAGACCCAATTCCAAATCCACTGGCAATTAATTTTTATGTATTGGGTTACGACTCCAATAAAAAATTACAAAATTTAAATGTAGCCACAAAGCAGAATTTACAAAACTATTTGTCTTACTATCGTATCTTAACCGATGCTGTAAACATTAAGAATGCATATATTGTAAATATTGGTATTGACTTCGAAATTATCGTACTTCCAAATTACAACTCAAACGAAGTCCTATTGAAGTGTATCGATGCTTTAAAAGAACATTTTAAAATTGAAAATATGCAAATCAATAGACCAATTAACCTTACTGATATTTATGTATTATTAGATGGTGTTGATGGTGTACAAAGTGTTGTAAGACCCGATTCAAATGGTGAGGGTGGTTTACAAATAACAAATAAGTTTGATGGTAATTATTCATCAAATAAATATCATATTAAGAACGCAACTCGTAACGGAATTGTATACCCACCAAAAGACCCAACTTGTTTTGAAGTGAAGTATTCTGACACCGATATCAGAGGCAGAGTAGTATCGTTGTTTTAAGAGGTAGAAGATGATTTATAGAATATACCCAAGTAAAGACGCCACAATTTACGAAGATTCACTTCGTAAAAATCAGAACACCGGTAAGGATGAGATTCTCGAAATCGGCAAGTTCTACGATACTGATAATACCACATTGTTAGGTAATAGTAGGACATTAGTTCAGTTTGACTTAACTGAAATATCACAATCCGTTGTAGATGGTGTAATCAATATGAGTCCGCTACACTCCGAATATAGATTGAAATTGGAAAATATTGAAAGTTCTGAAATTCAATCAAACTTCGACCTTTATGTTTTTCCTGTAAGACAAGATTGGAATGAAGGTGTTGGTTCGGAGTCAGACACCCCACATAACGAACTCGATGTTACTTGGGTTCACAACTCAAGCAGCTCCGAGTGGGATGTCTTAAACTCAACTGTTGGTAAGCGACCTGGTCCATATGCTGGTGGTATGATATCATATAATGATTTCTTGGCCGGTGCTGGGAACTTTGAACTAATAAACCAAATTAAAGGTGTGGATGGAACATCCCCATCTATCAATGTAGTTGATGGTGCTTTACAATTATCAGCCTCAATGTATGGAGGTGGTACATTAAACCTATCAGCTTCCTTTTACGAAAATACAATTTACCAATTATACTTTGAAGCAACGGTTGGTACATTAAATGGTATTGACTTTAGAATCTACGAACCAGATGAGAATGGTAACGCAACTACTGAAGGTACATACTTACAAAATGTAAAAATAACCACCGATGGAACACACTCGCTTGAGTGGACTGGTTCTAATAGTGGGGTACATTTAATTCAATTCACATACTTTGATACCGATGGTACTGCTGGAGTTGCTGGTGCTTTAGATAATATCATTTTAAATAAGAAAATGATAATTGGTGAAATCATTAACGATGAATTTAACATCGATGGTTTTAATGAAACTTGGATTGAGAGTGAACCTATTATTGGCGTTTTAGGTGAAACCGCAAGTGTTGCTGTTGAAAGTAACAAACTTGCTATGTCATCCTCAAACTATTCAGGCCAAACTTTATATAGAGAGTTCACGGCTATTTCAGGATGTCTATATACCGCAAGTTATGACGCTGACTTGGGTAACTATCCTTACATTAGATTTGGTGTCCAATCGCCAGATGGTATTATGTTGGTTGATGAAAACCACACTACATCCGGAACAAACACAGAATACTTCACAGCAGACCAAGACGCCACTTACTATATTAGATTTACATACTTTGCTGATGGTACTGAAGATTTCACAGGAACCATTGACAATGTTCGTTTAAATACCGACCCTGACTTAATTCCAAAGCATTACTTTACCACATTGGACTATGATGCTAATTGGGGCAAGACACAAGGTGGTGGTACTTGGTACACTTCATCGTATACAAGTGGAAGTCATTACAAACAATCATTTACAAAATATTCAAGCAATCTTGATGTGAATATCACGGACTATGTGAATGAATGGTTAGATGGTACTCGTGCGAATAACGGACTTATTATTAAAAAGTCAAATGCTGATGAGTGTTCTACTACCAAGTTTGGTTCTATGAAATTCTTCTCATCCGATACTCACACGATTTACCCTCCTGTATTGGAAGTAAAATTGTGGGACTTCGTTTGGGATACCGGTTCATTACAACCATTAACAACAACCGACCCAATCTTGTATGTGAAGGGATTGTCTACCGAGTACAAACAAACTTCCAAAGCACACATTAGAGTGTATGGTCGTGAGAGATTCCCAGAGAGGTCTTTTACATCATCTCCTATTAAGTCGGTTAAGTATTTAGACCCACACATTTATTATTCGGTAGTTGATGCCGAAACTGAACAGGTTATTATTCCATTCGATACCTACTACACTCGTGTTAGTTGTGATGGTAATGGAAACTATTTTAACTTTTGGTTTAATGGGTTACAACCTGAAAGATTCTATAAGTTTATTTTCCGATATGACTACAATGGTGTCATAAAGTATTTTGATGATAACTTCTACTTTAAGGTAATCAGATAATGGCTAAGCGTGATATAAGACGAAATGGTAGAGGTCAGATTGTTTCTTACCAAACCGACCCTTTAAATTATGGTGATGTTCTATTAACTACCGAAGATTCCCAAGTAGTTGAAAAGTACAACCAACTCTCATTTAGGGACAATGTTGATTCCGAGATAACTGAATTTTTCAACAACGCCGAATACGAGATAAAGACGGAAGTAAAAATTCAGATACCTGGATTGCTTAATCGTGCAATTAATCTATCCGGCGACACTAAAGATTTCGTAAATGCAAACCCACAACCAAATTTAGGATTTGTTGCTAGTGTTTCGGGTAATAGTGGAACTTCGGGTAATAGTGGAACTTCGGGTACTGGTGGTTCATAATGTTCAGAGCTGAATACGATAATGGTGTTTATACCAACCATCATTGGTATAGACCTGATATGGATTCGGTTATGGGTTGGTACGATGACCTCAAGTCACAAGTCGATATTTCAGATTATGAAATACGACTAATAGGTGCTGTCGCTGAAGGAGTAAAAACTTGGGATGTGGATGTGATATTAATGGGAGAACCCAAGGACTATTACAATCTAAAGGAAATCTTAACAACGGGTCAGATACTTGGATTCCAACATAGTTTACTTGTAGACATATTCTGGACAAATACTTATGTGGCTGATTCTATAAAAGAAAATAAAGATATGTCTGATTGTAAAAGGATAAGAAATCATAAAACATTCAAAAAAACAATAAATGGTGTTGATGAATTTTATGACTTTACATATGGATATACTTATAATGAGTTAATATCTGGATTGTACGAATACATTGGAGCTCCAATTGCTTCAATTCAAAAGACAACAAAAAGGTTGAACGAATCTATTTATAAGGGTATATATACGGAATTAGAATATGTCGTTTAAAAGATATTACAATGAAGAGTCGGTGAAGGGAGCAACCCCTGTCTTTGGTGAAGATTTCTCACCAGAGATTAATTCATCCGTTGATAAGGTGTCAACACCATTATCTATAAATGATGTCAATGGTGAGTACATTGGTGGACTTAAAGTGACAACCTCACAGGAAGTACATATATACGCAGATACCAATCTTTTAAAGTCATCATATTCAGCTCCGATTAATTATGAGTCGAATGGGTCATATCCTATCCTTAAAATTAATCCCGAATTGGATTTACGAAACAACGGAATCACACAGGGTGCTTACTCACTCAACTACAACTTTTTACATAAGTTTGTATCAGATTGTAAGATTCTTCAAATTAATGGTGATAGAACTGAAATCCGTATTGAAAAAGTATCCAATAGGGAAACTGCTTTTTCAAATTTACAAGATATTATAATCTCAAATAGTTCTCTTAATTCATTTACACGAGTTGGGGTTCTACCTGAACTTGTTATGAACTTCAAAGACAATGTGTTATACAATGTAACTAACATTAAGTTTGAAGGTCCACAGATTGGTAGGATTGTAGAAACCCTACAATACCCAAGAGATAGATATCGTAACATATCAACGACCTTTGTTCCAATCGATGAGGGTGTACAGGCGCTTAATACTTGGAGAATATTTGTTGAAGTCTTCACTCCAGCTATTGGAGAATCAACCACCAATCAAGGTAACCCAACCGGCCGTGCTAGAAAATATAAGTTAAAGAAAAACTCACAACAAGAGGGATATTTAATTTGGGAACCTGGTGCAAAAACTTTTAAAAGAAACACATTACCCGATGAGGTTGATGCTGGTGGTAAAATTGAGATTGGAAATAATGTTGACCTATCTAATTTAAAATTAACATATAACCGATGGGATTCTTATATAACTTCATACGACAAAGTTGTATTGAAATTAGATAGACCACTTGGGTCTGAATTTGATGTTAATAAAAAGTTTGACCTCGATGGTCGCATCTATGATTCTTATATTGAGAAGATTATAGCGTTCCCAAGTATTGATGAAATTGACAAGCCGGATTTCTCCGAACCAAACTTTGGTATGGATATGTCTGACTACAAAGGGGCTGCTGGTACAAACTGGCAAACTTGGAACTCTCTATTAGATACAAACCCAACCACATCTCAACAATTAATAAACTACTACTTTAGTGGTTCGCTTGGAAATGTCAAACTAAACATTGACTACTCCGACTTTGCTAATTTTGTACATTTCTCTTCAGCCACCGAACGAGTTGATAACTTTGTATACAAATTACAACAAATTGAAAACTACAATAATAGAATTGACCTATTGAGTGATGTTAGTGGTTCTGAAGCGATTACTAATATTTCCCAATCGGTGGTCCGTAGGGATACTCTTATTGGTGGGTTTGATGAATTTGAACACTACCTTTATTACGGAAGTGGTTCTACAAACTACACACATTGGTCCTCTTCAGCATATATTATTGAACCATATCCAAAGGTATCTACATTTCCACACATCTTACACCCAACAACCGTATCTCAAGGTGAAGAGTGGTATGCTGGTGTATATTCATCTGCGTCTTTGTACGATGAATTCAATGATGCTAGATTAAGAAATATGATTCCAATCCACCTCCAAGAAGATGAGAGAAACATTGAGTATGTCACTTTCATTGATATGATTGGACAACACTTTGATATTCAATGGACATATATCAAATCACTTACGGATATCAATCGTAGGGAAGAACACCCTAAAGATGGTATGGCTGACAACTTATTAAAAGAGGTTGCCGATAGCATGGGTTGGTATCTTTCAAACGGATACTCTGATGTATCTCTTTGGAAATATGCGTTGGGTACTGAAGAGGATGGGACTCTCTTCACTACGGGTTCAATGGAATCTAAATCAAGACAACAAATTGTTCACGAAACTTGGAGAAGAATTGTTAACACTCTACCTATGTTGTATAAGACAAAAGGTACGGCTCGTTCAATCAAAGCAATCCTTGCAACTTATGGTATTCCACAAGCATTCTTAAAGATTCGTGAGTGGGGTGGTCCTACTGTTTCTACCGCAAAGAATGTCTTTGAACAAGAACGATTTGTTAATAAATTAGAGTTATCACCATCAAAGTATTTGACCGCTCCTTGGGATGACATCAACTCCGATAGACCAAACTCAATTGAGGTTATTGGTAAAATGCCAAAGGGTGACTATCACATCCTACGATTGTCAGATGGTTCAAACTATTTAGATTATTTTTGGGATTACGAAGATAATGAAACCGCACGAATTCGTTTGTCTATGAACGGAACGGATGTCACCGCATCTGACTATGTACCATATAAACAACGAAGAGATGCAGTATTCCTTCTTTCATCTGGTAGTGTGGAAATTAAATCAGCTTGGGTTGATGATTGGGGATATGTCCTTGCTAACCCAACCGCTTCGGTTGTTTCGCCTGGTTCTACATTTAACACTATATGGAATTCGACAGGCACTCTTCAAGTTCCTGGTCCTACTACGGATACAAACATTTACAACTTTGAAACCGCAAGTATTCAAGAAGTTAGATACTTCCGTGACATAATTTCCAATGAGATTGTTCACGAACACGCTAAGAACCGAGAGGCTTATTTTAGTGATGATAATACAACCGACTTGGACATCGACACCTCATTTGATAAGTTGATGTTCCGAGTATTCCCTGATAGTAGAATCAATTCAGTATCATCTTCCATAGTTTCAATACATCCAAATCAAAGAATCACCGAAACCGATAGTGGTTTAATTATGTCGGCGTCGTTGACAAATGTTACACCAACTCAATTAGTGGGTGAGGTGGATACACAATTCGTGACCATTCCATCTATGGGTGCTTTGAACCTAATGAACAATAAGATTCGTATTGAGTCCGCTTCTTTGGATGGTGTATTGAATCCTGATAAATCATATGAGAGAAGTGAACACGATTACGCTCCTTTGGATTCAAACCTATTAGGAACATACTTCACAACTACTGATACTGTAAACTTTGATATCTATGCATCTGAAGGATATTTTGAAGCTGATGATTGGGTAGGTGACCCTGATAAGAGATACAATCAAGATTATCCGTTATTAAAATATCGTGCTAAAAACTACTTCCAAAAGTATACGGCGTCTACCGCTATTGATTTAATTTTGGATATGTTATCTCGATACGATATGTCGGTGTTTACTCAAATTCAACAATTGTTACCAGCCCGTGTAGATTGGCATAAAGGTATTTTGATTGAACCTCACATTCTTGAAAGAAACAAGTATCGTAGAAATCGTGACATCACATTCTCACAACACCACTACTCCGGCAGTATTCAAAATCCAATGGGGGTTATTAGTGCATCAAGAAATGATTTGAATCAATATGCCATCGATTTATACGATTATGAATCATCCACATATCAGTACCAACTTACCATACTATCTGCAAGTTTATTATGTACTGTTCCTACTTCAACTTATGTGACATCATCTACCACATTGAGTAGTAGAATTGGTGCTTTAGCTACGGATTACTTATCGTATAACTCTACCAATTACTTGATTTCAAATCGTGTATCAAACACAATAGTCCAAATCAATTCAGCACTACCTGCTGCCTCATCACAAAGTGGTACTATATACTACACAGGTAGTTATGATTTTATTGGACAAAATATCACCGCAAGTGAAGTTCAACAAACTATAATTCAAACCCCAATATCAGCATCTATTGAAAATAAAAATGATGAATTTAATGGAACAAATACTTGGGAGTTAACTAACTTTATCTCTGGACTTAACAGCACTCCAATCAAAACAATAGCTCAGATTGTAAATGACTCGATTGGAACTCCTGTAACTCTCGTAGACCCAAATAATGGTAATTACTTGGGGGGTGATAATGTCGCAACGGGTATAACTTTTAATGTTCTACCCGGACTTGCTTATGAAGTATCCTTAATATCTGCTGGCGTTGGGATTACCAACGAACCAATGCCGGCTGGAACTGTATTCCACATATCATATATGTCCGAATCTATCCAAACTGATTTGGTAGCTACAAACATAGTTCACAAATATAGTGGTGCTAATTGGCCGGCTGATGTAGCTCAATACGGAAGCATTGTATTTGATGATGGTAATGGTGTTGACAAGACATACCCAATTTTAGAGAGAATTAGTAATACTCAAATCAAGATTGATACATCATCACACGCTCCAAACACAAGTGGTTCTGTCGTGAGTGCCGAGATAGAATACTCATCATCTGCTCAACAATCAATCACATTTACGATTGGTGACCCGACTCTTATTACTTGTGTGAGTGAAAGTACCTATGTGAATAGAACAAACGGATATTGGCAGTATTCTCCGACAGGTTCAACTGTATTGAATCACAAGCGTTCTAAAATCTATCAAGTACCAAAATATTTCTATTCCACTCCGTACTCTGCAAGTATTAATTCACCATCATCATCTTCGATGGATTGGTGGGAAGGTCAAGATGATAGATTACCATTGTCTATGGAAAATCTATTCTATAACGGATGTAAGATTACAAGCGATTCTTTGACAACAAATTCACCTGATACTCCAGATGGAGGTCCTGTTGTTGAGATTACTCAAGTTGACCCAACTGTATTGGTATACTCTACTGTTGGTGCGGTTGATAGTAACATCATCGATGGCATCGCAACACAAACACCAATCAAAGTTATGTCAACTGACATTTTGGTTGGAAGTAAAACTAAAGATAAGGTGGTTGTAAGACCGAATGTGGCTTTAGAAAATGATGTTATAAAACCACTACCATTCATTCCAGCAATCAGTAATCCGAAGTTACCAATCGTGGAAAACAAAAACAAGAAATTCATAAATAAATTCATAAAAGGAAACAAACAACTATAAAAAGTTTGAAAACCATATTTATATACACAAATGAGGAAACATTATGGGATTTTTAGATAATTCATCAGTAACAGTAGACGCCATTCTTACCAAAAAAGGTAGAGAACTTTTGGCGCAAGGTCGTGATAAGTTTCAAATCACTCAATTCGCTCTTGCGGATGATGAGGTTGATTATGAACTTTGGAATCCAGCACACTCGTTGGGTTCTGACTATTATGGAATCGTAATCGAGAATATGCCGATTGTTGAAGCAATCACGGATGAAAACCACTTGATGAAATACAAGTTGTTGACTTTACCAAAGTCATCCGCTAAACTTCCATATGTTGGGGCTTCTCCATCAACAGTAACCGCAAATGAGGGTAATAAAAATACTATCATTACCATTTCAACTACAAATGGTGGAAACGAAACTCTTGGATATACCGCCATCTTGTTGAACAAAGATGCGGGTTCTATTTCAGGCGACTCTGGTGTTCCTGGAAACATTAATCCAATCGTAAACTCCACATCATATAACGCTAACCAATCAATGACTGTTGTTGGTAAGTCACAATTTACATTCCGTTCTGTTGGATACTTACCAAATAGA